AATAATTTCAACTCAACAGGAGAATAAGAATGACAGCAAAAAAGAAAACGAGTAAAGAGCAAAAACTACTTGAACTAGTAAAATTGTTGGAAGAACAAAGCGAACTTGATTTTTATATTCACGAATCCGAACAACATAGGTCTTGGATATATAGCCAAGTTAAAGAACTTAAGAAAGAACTGAAAATTAAATAGCCCTCACAATATCATTTTGCTATCATTTTCTCATGGAGCTAGAGAAAATTCACGATGGTGACTTAGAACTTTACAAGAAAATCAAAACGAGAATCGCAGAGCTTGAGAAGAAAGTCGAGTTCTACGAGGGCGAAATCCCGCATCGTTTAGTCAGAGAAAGACTTGAGGCGACTCGTCTCACGCTTAGAGCAAACACCGAAATGATTCACGCTCTCTTCGGAGAGGCCTGTTTAAAACAATAATTGACATTTTACGTCGTTGGTTTCAGCATTAAAGAGTTCTCAAGTTGAGAATCACTTTTTTGCTAGTAGCAGGGATGTATGGAAGAGAAATGGCGCATCATATCTGAAGCTGACGGTAAATATTCTGTTAGTGACAAAGGTAGAGTTAAAAGCAATCCCGGTGTAACAATTTGCAAAAACGGCCAGCTTAAAAAAAGAAAAGGTCGAGTTCTCAAGCAAAGCACTTCCTCGAATTATAATACCGTTACATATTTCTTAGGCAGTAAAAAGACAACGAGAACCGTTCATCGTTTGGTGGCGCAGGTGTTTTGTCCCAATATAAACAGCAAAGAGTTTGTTAATCATATCGACGGAGACAAAAGAAACAACAACAGTGCAAACCTAGAATGGGTAACTGCTAGTGAGAATCTTTATCATGCAGTCTCTATTGGGAAAATGCCGCATGGAGAAAATCATTATCTTTCAAAGGTGGGCGAAATAGAAATTTTAACAATGTTTACCCTCTATAAAAATGGCTTTGTGCAAAAAGATTTTTCTAGTCGATACAAAATGAGGCAAACGAGTGTCTCAAGAATACTAAATGGAAGTAGTCATAAATGGATAACAAAACACCTAAGATAAATTGCTCTTACGACAATCTTGTTTCTTTTGAGGATATTAAGCCTCATCCGAAAAACCCTAATACTCATAGTGATGAGCAAATAGAAAGGCTAGCGAAGATCATAGAATACCAGGGACAAAGATCGCCTGTTGTAATTGACAGAAAGTCCGGCTTTATAGTTGTCGGCCATGGAAGAGCTAGCGCAATTAAAAAGATCGGTTGGGATAAAATTGCGGTTAATTACCAGGACTTTGATTCTGAAGAGCAATTGTATGCCCACATGACGGCAGATAATGCAATAGCCGAATGGGCAACTCTTGATCTTTCCTTAATTAATACTGAGCTAGAAAATATGCCCGATCTTGACCTTGACCTTTTGGGTTTAAAAGATTTTGAGGCGATAGCGATTGAAGAACTTGATCCGCAGACAGATGAAGATGAAGTACCAGGAGTCATTGATCCTATTACAAAACGTGGGGATATTTGGTTGCTTGGTAATCATCGGGTTATGTGTGGCGACTCAACCATGATTGATGATGTTGAGAGGTTAATGGCGGGTGAGAAAGCCGAACTTGTTTTTACTGATCCTCCATATAGAATGCAAGCAGAGGGGGGTTCTAATCAGTTAGTAGGAAAGGCAGCTAGAAAGCTTGGCGAAGCTATAAAGCATCTTTGTGAGTTTGACCCTGTCGCCTTTTTGAATATATTGCCTACCGTTTTCGAAAAAAACAAAATGAACTCTTATATTTTTTGCAACAAGGACTTAGTGCCAGACTATCTACAATGGGCCATTGAGGCGGGATATAGCTTCAATATACTTGTATGGAAGAAACCTAACGCCATTCCTCTAGGTGGATCTCATAGACCAGATATAGAATATCTTTTATTGTTCAGAAAGGGCGCCACCTGGAATAACGGTGTTGAAGGAGCTAATTACTCCAAGTGCCTAGAATACGGCAGAGTAAGCGATAAGCAGGAAACAATGGGGCACCCGACACCTAAACCTGTTGAGTTGATCGACAATGAAATCCTTATAAGCTCTAACAAAGGGAAATTTGTATTAGATTTATTTAATGGAAGCGGCAGCACTTTACTCTCTTGCGAAAAAAACAAGAGGTTTTATATGGGCATGGAGATGGACGAAAAATTTGTCGATGCAACCATTAAAAGATGGCAAAACTACACCGGCAAGGAAGCCACCCTCGAATCAACAGGCGAAACATATAACTCATTAAAGGCGAATCAAGATGGCGCAGCCTAAAAAGAATTTAGACTACTCGGCACTTGATGCCCTATTGCAATTCAAAGTGAGTTGTAACTTTTGTGCTGATTATCTTGGCGTGTCGAGAGACACAATAGTAAGACGAATAAAAGAAGATCATGGTTTAACATTCTCTGAGTATCATCAACTCAAGAAGGAGCGTACTGCTACAAAATTACAACAAAAGGCAATCGAACTTGCATTGAAAGGCAATAGTACAATGATGATCTTTTGTTTAAAGAATCTAGCTGGCTGGTCTGATAAACAAGAAATAGAACAAACTTCCAAAGTCGAGATCACAATAGATGACGACGAATCAAAGCTTTAAAAAGACCGTAACCCAAACGAGTGCGGTCAAACGAATAGCGAATTCAACGGCAAAGAACTTTTGTCTTTACGGCTCTTCACGCTCGGGGAAGTCATTCATCATTATGAGAATGATTATCATTCGTGCCGCAAAAGCTGATCTTAGTGATCACATTATAGCGAGAGAGACATTCTCTTCTGCAAAGGCATCGATCTGGCAAAAGACATTGCCCGATGTATTGAGAATTTGTTTCCCGCACTTGCAAGCGAAGTTTAATAACTCTGATTACATTTGTACGCTACCCAATGGCTCAACTATTAAGATTGCAGGGCTTGATGACCAAAAGAAAATAGAGCGATTACTTGGGACTGAATACTCGACATTGTGGTTTAACGAAAGCAATCAAATAAGCTTTGGTGCTGTTAACAAATTAAAGACCAGGCTTGCCCAAAGAAACGCTCTCAAGAAAGTATCATTCTTTGATCTTAACCCAACTAAAACCAGCTCATGGGTTTACCAGTTATTCGAGCAACACGTTGATCCTCAAGATGGGGAGAACTTATCTAATGGCGAGGATTACTTGTCTATTCGCATGAATATTCAAGGAAACCTAGAACACGTTGATCCTGACTATTTAAAACTTCTTGAATCAATGCCGGAGAGTGAGCGTAAAAGATTTCTCGATGGCGAGTATGACGACTCAAACAATGGGAGTGCTGTCTATTCATTCAATGAGAGTGAACACGTTGACGATTGCGCAGTAAAACTAAATGGAACAACATGGGTGGGAAGTGACTTTAACATTGATTATAACTCTGACGTTCTTTGCTCTCAACATGCTCATGGTTTATATGTGTGGGATGAATCACAACTTGCAGGTGATACGTATAAGAAAGCCGACTCACTAAAAGCAAAAGGCGCGATTGGTGCATCAATTGTGTGTGATTCAACTGGCAAGGCAAGACGTACAAGTGGCATGAGTGATCATCAAATACTAAAAGATGCGGGCTTCAATGTCGTACACTTTCAAAACCCTGCGGTGATTGATAAAATTAACAACATAAACAGGTGCTTCACGCTTGGCCTAATTAAGATTCATCCTAAATGCAAGAAACTTATAAGAGATTTAAAGCAATTGGTCTGGGATAAGCATGGGCAATTAGATCAAAAGACCGATCCCTCGCTTTCTCACCTTGTGGATTCTCTTGCCTACCTTTGCTGGAAACTCTACCCTATTAACAATCTAAACGGATACAAGATAGCAACTCAAGGACGATAACAATGGATTTAACAACCAAGAACGGCAGAAAAGCAGCGATCAAAATGATTGAGTCGCACACCAATAAAGGGCGAAAGACTGAGAGCTATCAAGCGAGCGAGATATATCAAGATAGAATAAAAGAATATGTTGTTGAAACATTGAGAGAACAATTTAGTGAAACAACCGTTAGAGAAATGCCAATCGTTTCGAGTGTCA